CCCTGCTCATAGATCTTCTGCATGACTGAATCAATATTAGTCAGTGCTAGTGGATCACGATCAGGTGCAGTTGTTGAACCGTTAATTGATGAACGTGGAATAGCTGTACCGTTTGCATCTGTACCAGCACCTGTAGTTGCTGCAGAAGGAGCTTCAAACTCACCTACATAATCACAAGTTGTTGCTGAGTTGATGAATGACTGATAGCCACCTGCTGCACGAGAATTAGCATTCTGTGCGCCTACTGCGTTTGATACGTTCATTGAGTGAATCATATCAAATTCTACGTCACGGCGTAGTTCTGTACCACGCTTCTTTAGCTGATACGCATACTCATCTGCTACACCAGCTTGATCTACTGCGCGACGTGTGCCTGATACAGCAATTGTCTTACCGTTGATCTGTGTGTAGTTACCCAAGCGTGTACGATCTGGACCAGAAACTGCAAACTTGTCGCCAGTTGCAGGTGTTGCACCTGTACCGCCTGAACCTGTTGCATCTGGTGCAATGTAATCTGTACCTTCACCAATACGTGAATTGCCTGGAGCTTCCAGTGTATCTGTCTGCCATTCGTGATAAATAGCAGTTGCCTTTGCCTTTCCAATTGAAGAGGTGAAAGGAGTTTCGTCACGAGTAATCATCGTGATAAAGTTTGCAAGATCCTCACGCTGTGAGACGTCTTTGCCTGTGCCGCGAGCTGGCCCTGCTGGACCGCCTGTGCCGCGTACGCCAAGATTATTAGCCATTTTAATTATACCTCCGAGGTATTAAATATTTGAAAGAGAGCGTTCTGCAAGTCCTCTTAGAAATGCCATTTGATCATCTTGGCTAGCGTCTTCACTAAGCGCTCTTTGCCTTATCCGTTCATTTGCATCAACTTCTTTTTGAGTTCTAGTCTTTGCTTTTCGAACAGGAGCTTTTTTAACGCTTGTAGTTTTACGCTTAGCCGCGCCTTTGCTTACACCTTGTTTTAGTCGTCTATAATCATCAACAAATTTAATAATTACAGGATCAACTACTACATCAAGAACTTCGGGAGAAATACCCTCTTCGATAGCAAACTCACGAATAGCCATAGCTGTTTCTTCGTTAAAGTCTGGAATCATTTCAGGAATTACTTCATTAAAGTGTTCCAATTGTTTTTGAAACTCTTTTGTTTCTGCTTCTTGTTCTTGCTTTTGAATGTTCTCAACAAGCCCTTCACGACGTTGTCGTGCCGCCCAATAATTCTTTTGAGCTTGTTCGCGCTTGTCTTTGAGTTCATTCACTTCATAGGTATCGCCTTCGTCACGAGCTTTTTCAATAGCCGCTTCGATTTTATGATATTCATTGGCATGCTGTTGTTCTGCATCATACAGTACAGCAGCAGAAGCTTGAGCCATGCTGTTTATTTCACCAACTTTTTGCTCATATTCTTCTTCCATTTGTTTCCTTGCATCACCAAGTTCACGACCCTTGCTAGAAAGATGTTGTTCAGTAGAGTAACCTTTAATAAGGTCACTAAAGGAAACTGCAACTTCCTCGCCATCTATTTTAACGAGTACTTGTGCATCCAAGTCTAAATCATCAGGAGTGTACACTTCAGCATCTTGGGTAGACGTATCATCCTCATCTTCAGCTTCTTCTTCTTCGATTTCTACTTCTTCTTCTTCATCAACGTTATCGGCTTCCTCTGATAGTTCTGGGTCTTCATCATCAGATTCTTCCGCGTCTAACTGTGGTACTTGCTCTTCGGGTAGAGTATCTACGAAATCGGAGTTCCGTATAATGTCAGCCAGCAAAGCCTCTTCAGTTTGACTTGTGTCCATAGGCACAGAATCATCCATAGGGGTAGAGTCTGTATTTGCTTCAGGATTATTCATTGTTAATTACCTCCCTTTTTTACAGGGGCTGCTTTAGGTTTATCTTTAGCAATTTTTTCAGCATACCTATCTCTAAGCATTTGCATATGATATAGTGCATCTGAGTTTAATTTTGCTTTACCTCCACTACGCATTGAGTCGTATTCAAGTGTTTCAATCATAATGTCGTAGTTTTTAACAAGCTGAACGTAATCAATTATTCGTTTTGCCATCGTTGTCCTCCATCAGGTGTGGGATATTTTTCCCGTACATCTCAAAGTTTGTCATTTTCTCTTTGACACTACCTAGTGCCATCGCAGAAGAGTAGAGAAACTCTCGTGTCTTAGTTTCGTGCGGATCTGTTTTAAGCCACTCAATAAAGTAGTCTACTAGAACCTCACCATATACTTCATCAAAAAATTCATCTCGTTCTTTAGCAGCGAAATGGCCCTTTACATGAGCCATTCGCGCTAGTTCTTCAGGATGTATTTTATGATTACCGTATGATTTTTTATTACCCAGCCTCTTCTCGGCTGACTCACGGTATTTTTCCATTTACATCATTCCTTCTTGTTCCACAGGTTGTTCTTGTGGCATCGGTTGTTGTGGTTGAATTAGCTGTCTAGCCATCATAATAATCTGATCAAAGCCAGGATGTTCAGGTAATTCAGCGCCTTCCTTAACAGCATTAATAGTAAGGTTAGCCCACTCTTGGAAATGTTTATCAATAGCAACTGCTAATTGCTTAGAGTTATCATCCATTGTATTTTTACTTTGAGCATTAGTGAACATCACATTAGCTTCTGCAAGTGCTGTATCTGCCTCTCGCTTACGCTGTTCAATCATTTCTTGAGCCTGTGCTGCTTTGGCTTGATTTTCCATAGCAGTAGCGGCTCGTTCTTTAAACTCATCAGTAGTATAATCTTGTAAGAAATCATTACTATCAATATTCATAGCTTCAATAAGCTTAGTTGCTAATACTGCAGGTGCTTCTGGCTTAACTGCCATTCCAGCGCCTTGTTGATTAAGTGCAGGTAATATTTCTGCTCCAATCTTAGTAAGCTTATTAATTACTGTGCTATTGCTATTCTCACCAATATCTAAGAATATTTCTACGTCCATAGTTGAAGGTAATTCAGCCATATTAACAGAGCCATAAACTCCATCCATGTTATAAGACTGTTTGCCTTTCATATTAAGATACATAGTTCTATAGATACCTGAAATCAACCGCTTAAATCCAGTTTCCGCAAATCTACGCGCGATATGCTGGATTCTTTTTTGTGCCGCTGATTGTACAGCGCTAAGTTTTTGCTCAGAGTTACCTGATACATATAGTGTATCATTTAACCCTTGCGCGGCCTTAGACATGCCTGTAGCTTGCTCTTTAATAAGCTGTAGATGTTCGAGCAAAGGTACAGTACCCGTAGAAATAGCCTCTGGTGGTAGCTGTGCTACAGCACCCTGTGGATTACCGTTAGTAGGTATGATTTGTTTTGGCTTCATGTTTTGAAGCGCACTAAAATCAACTACATTAGGGTCAGCCAACTTAGGACTATAATTAGTAAGATAAGTATTTTCTACAAATCCACGAAGAATAGCTGTACTTGCCAATGTGCTTGATCTTGTAAAGTCAGCCATTGACAATCCATAAAATTCATGTGGAATGTCGATAGGTACGATAGAAGCTAGAGGTACAAACTCTGCATCTTCTTCGTATAGTATGTGATTATCTACTGTAATAAAATGTTTTAGTTCTGCAATACCGTCACCATCACGGTCTACTCTAATCCAAGACTCAGTAAGAGTTACTTCTTGATTAGCTTCAGTGTATGCTTCACCTTTTGCTTCATAGCCTTGCCAATAAGCTTGGCCTGTGATATCCTTTCTTGCAGCCACATCTTCGCTGTATTTACCGCTTCCGACCCAATTGTGGCCGCCTCCGAGACGATTCCACTCATCTTCTGTGAGAGTGTCGCCCCACTCTGGGTAATATCTGCGAACATCTGAACGAGACATTTCTGACTGGATACCAACAAAGACAGCATCGTCAATATCTTTTGCTTCATTTGAAATCCTAAATGCTTCTGGCGGTATGACTTCTAGCTTAACTCTGCTTTTGTCAATGCGCTTCCGAAGTCTTACGTCTGTGTATGAAATTATTTCTGAAGTTGGGTTGAGCGTAAGCTCGCCGACGATTTCTAAATTTTCATCCGCAAGGATCTCGTCAAGCTTAGCTTCGTCAATTTCCTCATATTCTTCCATTACATAGTCAAAGTCTTCGATATAGTCCCAACGTATAACTGCGTTTTTCCACAGTAGAGACGACTTCATCCATGTCTGTAAAAGTTCCCAACCTTTATTCTTTTTAAAGATGCAGTAGTTAACTAGGTTGCTTGCATCTTTAGCAGCTTTAAATGCTCCAGGAGTATCATCATAAGGAACAAATCGTGCGATCTTGTTATTGTTTAAGAACAAGTCAGAAAGAACTGCTGTGTAAGCCTCGACTACTTCTGTAGTGCTAGTGTCAACAATGGTACTAACACCTTGTGGTGTCAAGTGTTCTTGTGCTACACCTGCATACTCGTAGGTTGCTTTAAGTCTTTCTCTTGTCAAGTCACTGCTGTTTAGCCAGTCACCTGCTGCGTTTTGAATGCCTTGCTCAATAAGATTAATAAGCTGTTCATCGCTAACAGCCTCTTTATATTTATTGCCAGCCATCAGTATTTACCGCCTGTTCCGCTATAGAATGCTTTACTGCCTTCCATAGTCTTTTGGTTATAACCTTTACTTCCTGGCTGAGACAAAGGAACTTTACGTTCTTTAGTTTGCTTAGCTGGTTGTACAGGCTTAACTTGTTGATAACGTCCTGTCTTCATTTACCGCTCCTGGGTTTTATTCTTTAAAATATTTTGTATACATAGGGTCTTGCCCTAGTGCCTTTTTATAATAATCAAAATTTAATATTTCGTTTAAATAATCAGTTGAAACAGGTTCAATTCCTGATTTTTCAATTATTTTTTCTAATTCATCAGGAGTAATTTGAAATTGATTTCTTGTATTAACTCTTTTTTCTGTTCCTCTTTTAGCACCGCTAATTGGGTTAATTTGATATTTATCTAATGCACCTTTTGGTACAATAAAAGAAGATAATCCTCCTGTTAGATTTTGGCCTGTTTCATCTGTTGCATAGCCAATTGCAGAAACCATAGGATCTTCTGCTAAAAAGAAAGTTTTTAAAGGTTTACCATCTGGGCCAACATATTCACCACCTGCAATATCTTTTGATACACCTTTTTTAGGAGTTCCATGAAAATATACTTGATATTTTTCAGGATCTAAACCTTTATTTTTTAATATAGCTAATTCAAGTGGATGATATCCACTAGTTGTTTTGTATTGTTTTTCTGCTTTTGTTCTAGCCGAAGCTGCTCCAGCAGACTTAGGCGCAAGTGGTCCTTTACCCATAATAGTTTCTCTAGCAACAAGACCTGCATAGTCTTTATCAGTCAATGCTGGTAAAAGCATGTCTCTATCTCTGGCTACTCTTTTAGCCAATCGACCTGCTGGTCTAGCCAGTGGTCCAAGTGGTGTATAACCTGCAGCGATCAAAGCTGCATTACCTGCTGCATCAAGGTATCTGCCTTCTTGAAAAGCTTTACTAGCATCTTTAGCTGTTTGCACATCTCCTAGTGGTGTAAAGGTTTCTAGCATTTCT